TATGATGCAGTAAAAGAAACTAACATACAGGACTTACTATTCCTTGAGAATAGAGATAGAAAGTATGATCCAGATGTATACAGCATGCGAGCAGTATATAATGTTCAAGATATTGATTTTGACTTATCACAATTTGGATTGTTTTTAAGTAACGATACATTGTTTATGACTATTCATATAAACAGCTCTGTGAAAACATTAGGACGAAAAGTTATAGCTGGTGATGTTATCGAACTGCCGCATCTTACAGACGAATATGCGTTAAATGATTATGATACTGCACTTAAACGATTTTACGTTGTAGAAGATGTCAATCGTGCAGCAGAAGGATTTAGTCAAACTTGGTATCCGCACTTATATCGCTTAAAATTGAAGCAAATATACGATGGACAAGAATACAAAGAAATATTGGATTTACCTGCAAGTGAAAATTCAAGCAATACTCTAAGAGATGTGTTGTCTACATATGAAAAAGAAATGCAGATAAACAGAGCAGTAGTTGCACAAGCAGAAGCTGATGCACCTAAAAGCGGATATGATATTAGTCACTACTATACAGTAGCAACAAACGAAGATGGTAGCGTTGCACTACGTACAGCTGATGAAACAGATCTAGACGCTTCTATGATTAACACAACTGCCGATGAAATAACTGACAGGCCTGATAGAGAAGGTTATACAGGGTACCTAGTTGGTACTGGTGATGCTGCTCCTAACGGTGCTCCATTTGGATTTGGAATAGCATTTCCACTTAGTAATCGAGAAGGCGACTTCTTTTTACGTACAGACTTTTTACCAAATAGAATGTTTAAATATGACGGAACACGTTGGGTTAAACAGAATGATGATGTTAGAATGACACTAAGCAATACATTAGAAAGACAGACTTCTAAAACTAGCTTTATTAATAACACTAAAACTAGCACAATCGGCGGTGCAGTAGTTGAAGAACGTCAAAGCCTATCGAAAGCACTTAGACCAAAGAAGGATAACTAATGCAACACTTTTATGATGGACAGATTAGACGCTATGCTACACAAATGATGCGTGTGCTTAGTAACTTTCCAGTTATTGATGGTGACGGCCAAACTAAAGAAGTTCCGGTTATGTACGGTGACTTAACTAGGCAAGTAGCTAACATTATTAGAGAGAACTCCGAAAACAAGTTGCCAAGTGCTCCTAGGATTGCTGTATATATTACTGGGCTAGAGTTAGACAAAGATAGACTAACTGATGCTACGTATACTAGAAAAGTTAATATACGTGAAAGAGCATATGATGAAGATACTAAAGAATACCTTAATCAAGAAGGTAAAAATTATACTGTAGAACGCTTAATTCCTACGCCGTATATATTAAGGATAAATGCGGATATATGGGCAAGTAACACTGATCAAAAGTTACAGTTATTAGAACAAATACTAGTGCTGTTTAATCCAAGTTTAGAAATGCAAACTACAGATAACTTTGTTGACTGGACTAGCATAACTGCTATACATCTTGAAAGTGTACAATGGAGTAGCAGAAGTACACCAGTGGGTATTGACAGCGAAATTGATATTGCTTCACTAACTTTTAGTGTACCAATTTATATTAGTCCTCCGACTAAAGTACGCAAGATGGGCGTTATTACAAATATTATTACAAGTATGTTTGACGAACAATTAGGCACTATCGAAGATGGCGTAAGTAAGCCTGAATTAAATGCATATGACGATACTGCTCGTACAGGAACAACAACTGATGAAAGAGGAACAAGATCAGGATCAACTGCTGGTGGACATTCAGCTAACGTTAACTTTGCACTATGGCAAGTATATGTAAACCAAGGAGAGGCACAAATTGTTGCTAACGGTATAGTAGGCAATAAGAATTGGAGAAGTATATTCACATCATTGCCTGGAATATATGCTGCAGGAGTTAGTAGAATACATCTTACTAGCACCGATAATGCATCAACTGCTACTGGTACGTTTGCAATTAATCCGTTAGACGAAGGAAAGATTTTAATTGACTTTGATACTGATAGTTTCCCTTCAGACACTATTATTACTAGTCCAAATGGATCGCGTACATCAGTTGATTATATAATTGATCCTACTAATTATAATCCATCATCAATTAAAGTATCTGGTGTTAGGTTGCTATTATTAGACGATGTTGGATTAGCTGGACAAACTGTAGTTGCTAGTGCATGGGCTAATACAGATGGCACAGGACTTGTAGCTAATGTAAACGATATTGTTGAATGGGACGGCTCAAAATGGAACATTATATTTGATGCAGATACAATTACTACAGTTACATACATAACTAATCTTCACACACAAACACAATACCGGTTTAAAGACAATGAATGGCTATTGAGTATTGATGGAGACTATCCAGTTGGGACATGGAGGATTGAACTCGCAGGGTAAGTATATGTATGAGTTCAAATATAGTATGTAGTGGTGCATTATTTTACACCCTAAAAACAAATAGATTTTTATTTTTACATCGAGCAAGTGGCAAAAAGTCTGATGTTTGGGGCCTAGTTGGCGGAACAAACGAAGGTGCCGAAACTCCATGGGAAGGTCTTAAACGAGAAATAGAAGAAGAAATTGGACAACTTCCAGATATAAAAAAGACACTTCCTTTAGAAAGTTTCCTCAGTAACGATAAGAAGTTTACTTTTCACACATACCTTTGTGTTGTTGAAGACGAATTTATCCCTAATCTAAATAGAGAACACGACGGTTATGCTTGGTGCAGTTTTACTAAATGGCCCAAGCCTTTGCATCACGGACTTCGTAATACCCTCCAAAGTAGAGTTAATCTTAATAAGTTAGAAACAGTCTTTCAAACAATAAATCTACTTGACAAATAGCCTAAAAGGTAGTATAATAATAGTATGAAAGTATTAGTTCTCGGCGATGTAATAATTGACAAATATATCTATGGCACTTCAGAACGTTTAAGTCCTGAAGCGCCTGTACCTATTGTTAAACACTTACATGAAGTTGAAACACTTGGCGGCGCAGGACTAGTTTATGAAAACTTAAAAAGTCTAGGTGTAGATGTTACACTGTATGAGTATGATCAACCTAAAAGTACAAAGACTCGTGTTATGTGTGACGGACATTATATCACACGTATTGACAATGACTATCACGCAAATAGCAATACAATACTAAACGATATACTTAGTAAAGATTTCCAAAGGTACGACTATGTAATATTAAGTGATTATGCTAAAGGTGTTCTAGAAAAATCACATGAGATTATTGAACACATTAACAAGTTTGGCTGTAAAGTAATAGTAGATCCAAAAGATCACTATAGTCTTTATGAAGGTGCTTGGCTTGTAAAACCTAACGAAAAAGAATTTACAGAACTAGACTTCGATCTTTGGCCGGGCAACATTGTTACTACACGAGCTGGAGATAGTGTTGTTGCTAAAATTAACGACAAAGTCTATGACGTTCCTGTAGATAATATAGAAGTAGCAGATGTTACAGGTGCCGGCGATTGTTTCTTAGCAGCATTTGTATATGGATTAACAAAAGGCTACGATCACAAACGCTGTTTAGAGCTTGCTGTCAAAGGTGCTACTGAGGCAGTTAAACACACTGGTACACATATTTTATCAAAGCACGACTTAGAAGATAAGGTCATATTTACCAACGGATGCTTTGATATACTGCATTTAGGGCATCTAAGACTGCTTAAACACGCTTGTAGCTTAGGTGACAAACTTATAGTAGCTATTAACAGCGATGCTAGTGTAAAGCGGTTAAAAGGCGAAACTAGACCCATTAACGATCAAACAAAAAGAAAAGAAGCACTTGAACTACTAAACATAGTTGATGAAGTATTAATATTTGACGATGATACTCCGTATAGTATAATTAAGAAGACACAGCCTGATATAATTGTTAAGGGCGGCGATTATACTGTAGAAACTGTGGTAGGAAACGATTTAGCAGAAGTTAATATATTTCCTAAAGTAGAAGGGCATTCTACAACACACATAATAAAGGAAATGGAATGACTAAAAAAGTTATTATTAACGATGCACTATCTAAAGAAGCTTTTGAAAAAGTTCAAGAACAAATGATGAGCTTACAATATAATTGGCACTTTGGTGAAGGAGTTGCTGATCCTAGTAGCAAGGGAGACTTCCAATTTGTCCATACTATTCATGAAGGATATCATATGGATAGTCAGATGGAATACCAGGTAGCATATCCTATTATGGAAGTAATACAACCTCAAGTATTAATAAGGATAAAAGCTAATCTTCTTACAAAAACTGAAGGCAATGAAGTTCACGGTATGCATGTAGACACAATAGCTCCAGGAGCGTTAACTGCAATCTATTACGTAAACACTAACAACGGCTACACTATATTTGATGATGGTGATAAAGTTGAGAGTGTTGCAAATCGATTAGTTATTTTTCCAGCTAATATTAAACATAGCGGTGCTACATGTACTGACGAATTACGCAGAGTAGTAATAAATTTTAACTTCATTCCGTGGCGAGATGATAAAAAATGGCATGCATTAATGGCGCCTGAAGATATAACATACCGAAATCACTGGGAGCAAGGTTTAGACTTACCTCTTGATAATGATGGATGGCCAATTGCAGATAATAACAGGATACCTAAATGAAAATACTAGTTACAGGATATAAAGGCTTTATTGGACAAAACATGTGCAACTACCTAGTAGGTCAAGGACACGATGTCGAAGGCTGGGACTATGTAGAGAATTGTGTTCCTGATCCTAGTGGGTATGATTGGGTAATTCATCTTGGTGCTATTACTAGTACAACATATACTGATGTAGATCAAATCATGGAGCAAAACTTTG